GGCAACAGGAAGAAGAAAATCTTCAATTGCTAGAGTCAGATTACTCCCTGGAACAGGAAGAATCGTTGTAAACAAGAAGGACCTCGAAGATTACTTCGGACTTGAAGTTCTTAAGAACGAGGTTAAGAGACCTTTTGAAATCACTGGAACAACTGGAAAGTACGATGTAATCGCACTAGTTAACGGTGGTGGTACAACAGGACAGGCTGGAGCACTTAGACATGGTATCTCAAGAGCACTTTGTGAAGTAGATGCTGAGGCTAACAGACCAGCACTTAAGGCCGCTGGATTCCTAACGAGAGACCCTCGTATGAAGGAAAGAAAGAAGTACGGTCTCAAGAAAGCTAGAAGAGCTAGCCAGTTCTCGAAGCGTTAATTTCATAAGGCTTATAAATCCCCGATTCCGTTGGAATTCGGGGGTTTTTCTTTCTCTGCGTTTCCCCGAAATCATCTATATTAGTAACAAACTAGTAACACACTAGTAACAAAAATTCCGTTTAACTAGGGTGACATGGTGACATGTAAATATCAATTTATAACTATAGGGAATATATTAAGTAGTAAGTTATATTAATTATGTATAAACGTGATTTCTCATGTCATCATGTCACCCTATGAGATTAAAAACTAGACGTTTATCATGTGCTAAATTAGAACAATAAAAAAAATCGGGGATTAATTCCCCGATTTTTTTCGTGTTATTAAGATGTAATTACAACATGCTAAACCCTATTGCATCTAGCACGGCTATATAGTGTGCTTCGCTAAAAAATACAGCTATATCTTGGAATATCTTATCCATTATAGCACCTTATTCAGATAGTTCTGAAAAGCCTTACAAGTATTATATCCAGCGTATCCATCTACGGTTAGTGAATACCCCTTACCGTTGAGATATCTCTGAAGTCCGCAAATTGTATCATAGCCGAGATACCCATCAGCAGATACACCCACAACCCTCTGAAGAAGTTTCACCGTATATGAGCCGAACAATCCATATTTAACACCATACTTCATGTTAGAGATATAAGCTGAACACTTGCGTAACTGCCCACTCATTACACCGTCACGATATTTACCACCTAACCAATGTTGCATAGCCTTAACAGACTGCTGACCAAACAACCCATCTTCTGTTAGTTTTCCGCTTGCGGAACTACCCGAACTATAATTCGCACTTGGTAACTTGCCCGTCATATATAGCTCTGTCGCTCTACGCTTGATATCCGATAGCTTATCATAATATCGACCAGGGCAAGCGGTGCGATTAACATCCTTATGACCGATTACAGGAATTACACCCCCAACATGCTTATAAATGTTTGCAATAAGTTCAACCAGTGTATCAACATCACCACTTGTACACTCAGGACGGCACTCAATACCGATTGAACCTCTGTTGTTTTTGTAAGCGTGCCACGCTATTTTATTCTCATCTACAAGGCAAGCAACCTTACCAGCTTCAAGAACATAATGAGCAGAAACCCCACTTCTAGGATTACAAAGCCACCCAACAACAGCATTGAAATTCTGCCCATCAGCACCCCAATGATGAACTATGATTCGTCTGATTGGTGTGTTTCCAATGTTATAATTTGGAGAATTAAATCTTGTTATATATTCGTAACTCATTATTACACCTCTTTATTTTCTTCGTTTTTCTTTTCAACCAACATTTCAATACCCCTAGTTATTGCATCGGGTATCGGAATCCCCATCAGTCCAGCGTTTTCAACTATAGAAATCATTTCATTCGCTATAAACCCAATAATTACAGCATTCTGAATATATGTTGTTCCAATTGTTACATCCATGCGATAAGCAAGGGCAACAATCAAAAGAACCGTGAATTTTCTACACAATCCCTTGAATCCTGCACGTGATTCTAACGCACCGTTTTCGCTTTTCTTTGATTTCTTGAATACACCAGCGACGATCAAACCCGTGATGTAATCAGCACTTAACATGATAACTAGTGTAGCCATGCCCGTTGACCAACCCCCATATAATGTGGCAATTGCCCCACCAATTACCCCCGTTGCTGTTAAAATACCTATCTTCATTTAATTACCCCCTTATTCTTCGTATATGAATAAATCATTCTGAATTTGCCAATTCGATTGATTAAACGTATATGTATGACCCTTGATTACTTCTATGATTGCTGTGCCGTAATCTTGATTGTATGGAATTGTAATCATTGAAACGTAAGCATCTAATGTTTTATCATTACAGAACATATATGCTCTATTACTTTGTGCTCTACCAGTACGAATGATAGTACCGTTCTGAGGGGCAACCCACGTTTGATTAAGCGTGATTTTATCTTGTTTCAAAACTCTTGATTTACCGAATCTATTAACATTCAACTTCGTTCCCGTGATGTTGATACCGTTGAGTGTGACGGTTGCAAGGGTAAATTGATTTACGGATGATGTTCCAAAATCCTCGACCCTTCCCGATACCCCAGCACCCTTATTTACTCTGATATCAACATCCTCAATACCACCCGTATTAGTGTAGTGAAGGTAGATTGTATCTGTTCGGGAATTACCAGCTACACCATTTTCAATCGTAACGGATTTTGGATTCGTGATTCTGATGTGCCTACCATTAATTACAAGGTCACACGCTGGAATAACAATCGTGTTGTTCGACCTAATTTCAAGCTGAACATCATTCAGTATATACGCACCATTACCAACAATACCCCTAATAAGTGATGCATCATCTTGTGGTGTGATGTGTCTTGTGCCACTAGCACCAGTAATTAACTTAACTTCATTAGCCATTATGTACCTCTGTGAATTTATACGTTATAACTTCCTTATCTTGATTAACCTTGCGTATCAATTTACCCGTAATTTTAACGGACAAACGAACGCTAAATATCGGCTCGAATATATTTACTATATCCCCAATATCTAACTCAATTGAATCGTCATATGAATTGATTTCTGCTGTTGTGATATAACTTCCATATTCTGATGCTACAAAATTAGCCATCAATTCATTGAACTTATTTGTTGCATCTGTAAGTAAGTTATCACTTGATGTATTCTCATATGTGATAATCCTAGCACCTTCATATATCGCATCCCTTGATGATAGATTCACACCACCGAGGGAACTCAAATATAAAACTTCCCTCGCCTGTAATTCACCTTTACCAAGTGCAATCATGAAGTTTGGATAGTCACCCTTCTGTGTAATTGTTAGTGATATGTGATCGTAATCCTCTTTGGATAATTCAACCTCTCTTGTTAGATTGTCGAGTTTAACAATCGAGAAATGAATCCCATAATTTTCATGACGGAACATCATCTTTAATTTATATTTCTCACACAAATCGTTAAGTGCCTTACTCAATGTACAATATCTATCGAATTGATAACTTACTGTGATGTTGCTTACATCATCGATAATCCAATGACTCGGCATATAACAATCACGGAATAACTCCCGAATTACTGACCTCAAATCAGCGTTAACAGTATAGAAATCTCTACCACTTGGAACTATTACGATTTTGGTATCAAGATACCCACGGAATGTTAACCCCGATAATTCAATCGTTCTAGCTTGTTTATCAATCTTACGATTGGTGACCAAACCCCCATATTCTGTTCCCTCGAGAAATATGTATTGGTCAATCAACATTGGTAAATAAGGGTCATCACCCACATCATATGAACTGAGGAATGAGAAATCATTACCATCATCGATATCACAATCGAACGTTCCACGCTTCAAAACTCCCGATTCTATGGGGTCATTGCCATTGTTGGCAAAATCCCACGCAGTATATATTAAGTCCATAGTGGTGAACCCCTTTCTTCACTTATTACAAGTGAGAATTTCAAACCTCTCGGAACTTTGATATTACAAGGTAATGTTAATTTTCTAAATACAGAAAAATACGAATCCTTTAGCCTTCTTGAAAAAATATTTTCTTGGTTTCCGTTAGACTTAAACAGCGTAACACTCTTATTTCTTGTACTCAGAAGAATATAATCATCTTCGCTTAATCGCCCTGTTATACCTTTTTTAAGACCGTTGAACATGATATACGGATTATCGAATAATCCATACAGATATAACTCAACATGAGCGGTTGAATTGTTGGCAACGTTAACAAGTGAAGGGTGTATAGTTGATTCATAATCACCGCTACCCCCGTAACCATAGTTGTAACCACGTTTGCCGTTTCCGTTGTAATCTCGCCAAAAATCTTCAACATTTGCGTACAAATTCGGGTCATAAGATATAACCGTATCTTTGTACCAAACCCAGTCATCAGATAAGAACGTGAATTCTAATTTAGTGTGATAATCATCTAGTAAATAATCACTAAATTTGACCTCAACTAATCTAACTTCAGCATAGCACTCACCAATCACCAAATATGATGTTGGATAGTATGAATTCATCATATCGAACTGATTATCAACGAGATAACTCAATTTATTCAGTTCGTTTCTGATGCTTTCACAATCAACTGAGTGCATTTTACAAGTAACCGTTTTCGTTCCACCTTTTCGCTTGAAATTTCTCTTTCCAACATCTGATTCAAACTCATAAGCGAAATCACGGATTCCGTTCTTATCTAAAAAACACCAATAATTTTTACCATCAATCGATAGAGTTTGATTTCCAAACTCTATCGTATTGTTGGACTTCCCGAACGCTGGCACATTCGGCTTAAAATTACAAAAAGTCATTTTATCTAGCATATTTCTTGATAAACCTTCCTAATTCTCTATCATCAGCCACGAAATTAACAGAATTGAACGCTTCTATCATCTTATCAACTAACGTTGAATCGATTTTTTCGAGAATTTCGAGGATTCTCACAAGAATAATGTTGTTATTCTCCGAAACTGCATTTTTAATCATTGTCATTAGCGAATTTGTACCAACAACGGTTTCACTTCCAGCTTCACCACCAGCCATGAAATTATTTGTTGCGGAATCATAACCAAATATCGTTGGTTTGTTCATGATCATACCGCCATCCATAGCCTTCTTATACCAATCAATACCGAATGATGGTGTACTTGGCGGGGATAAACTAAATTTACCCTTAATCTTGATATGTGGTAATTTCAACTTCGGTAATCTCCAACTAAAGTTGAACACGCTCTTGATTTTAGCTATCGCACTACGAACAATGTTATACGCTCCGTTGAATACTGTACTAAATACATGCTTCACACCGTTTAGTGCGGTTGTAACAACCGATTTAATGAATCCGAGTTCGGCACCCAATGCACGAACGTAACCCCGAACTATCATCATTACAGCCGACTTGATAGCATTCCAACCAACAACAAACACGTTCTTAACCGCATTTATTGCAGTTCTAACAGCACTCTTGACTTGCTCGAACGCTAGTTTTAATTCACCTACAAATTGCTTACCTAACCCCTTAAATGGTTCAACCAACTTCAAGAGAAGTTTACCGAGCGACCTCACAATAGCCATGATAATTGCTGGTAGATTTTGTAAGATGGCTTGAAGAACCATCATCGCACCTTGCAATATAGGTGGTATGAGTTTCTCAATTATACTTGGTAGTTGTGGGGCAAGATTACTTATAATCTGTGATATGCCCTCAACTAATCGAGGTAACATCTTAGCTAATCGGGGTATTAATTGGTTAGTAACGTTTATTACTGAGTCAACAAGGTTCTTCAGAAGTTTATCGAAATTCTGTGAAGGGTCAGCCATACCAGTTAAGAAGTTAACCCATGCACCCTTCATCTGTCCGATTGAACCTTGAATTGTGCTTGCCGCTTCTTTTGCGGTAGTTCCAGTTATATCCATCTTAGTTTGGATAACGTGAATAGCATCAACAACATCAGCATATGATGATATATCATAGTGAATTCCGCTTATCGCTTCTGCATCTCGTAATAACCTCTGCATTTCTTCACGAGTTCCACCATATCCAAGTTTGAGGTTGTCGAGCATGGTATAATTCTGTTTTGCGAAACCTTGATATGCGTTCTGAATATCACCTATCGCAGTACCCATCTTGTTGGCATTATCTGCCATATCGATAACCGCCATATTTGCTTTTTGTGCTGCCTTTTTTGTATCACCATCAAGTGATTGTAATAGCGATGCACTAAATCCCGTAACGGTTTTCATGTAATCGTTGGCACTTAACCCAGCAGTTCTATATGCTTCATCCGCATATCGCTTGACTATTCCCGCTGAATCCTTGAATAGAGTTTCAACACCCCCGACAAGCTGTTCATATTCCGCATAACTTGCTATCGCTTTTTTACTCAAAGCGATTAAACCCGTTGCGACCATGCCAAGACCTATAAGGGCAACTTTACCCATCTTTTTGGCGAAATCTCCAATCTTACCAAAAGCCTTTTCAAAACGCTCTGATGACTTCTCACCCTCTTTTGTTGTTTTGTCAATCTCCTTGTTGGCATCTTCGTTTTTAATAACGATTTTTCCAATAAGTTTAAATAAATCCAATATCTCACCACCTTATTCGGGTTTGAAATTCTGCATCATTTCGAAATTATCCGATATAGTTGCTTCAATCTCCGTATCACCCCATGATGCATTCACCAAATCTTCATTCGCTTCAGATTCAGCGAGGTAATCCGCCCACGATTGTTCATGTATTTTGTTAATCCAAACTTCCCATTGTAGCGATTCTTTGTGTGATTTCAAGAATCTATCAATCCAATCGTTCAACATTCCGTTTGATATTATTTCGTCCAATAAAGAAAATGGACTTGAGTATTCTCTGAATACCAAGTCCATAAAATGAATCTCATCTAGTTGAACAATTTTAAAGCAACCTTTGTAAAATCCTTGAATTCGTCCTTTTTGACAAACTCAACGATGTATTCCGTGAACGTTACCATATCAAGTTCAGAAATCTCTTTCTTACTCTTACCGCTAACACGTGATAGAAGTGTGTAAATCTCATCTTCACACTTCGGCAAGTTACCAATGATGACGTTAGCCATCTCAATTGTTACCGAGATACCAACAGAATATATCAATGATTCGTTGTCTTTCGCTTTCCCCTTACCCTTGAAACCGTCTACGAGTTTTTCAATCGTTTTTGGTTCAAGCTGATTCTTAATCTCGTTCAATCCAATCTTGTTGATTATCTTGAACATGATAAACATATCACTTGATTTAAGCTGTTTGAACTCTATCGCCATCATTCTTCACCTCAACTTTTCTAATTAGCGATTCGGAATATTCCATAATCTCGTTATAACGTTCCTCATCAATATCGATAACATCACCAACGATATAATCTTCGTTGGTGTACTTATCCATGAATTCCCTTAAAATTTCAACTTTCATTACTCACCTACGCAGTCGTTTTTGGATAATAAATGTGATAAGGTAGTGTATCAAGGCTAGATGTTAAATCAGCGTGGCACTCAAATTTGAGTTTCAACACCCCTTCTTCCTTATTCTTACCCTCTAGTTCGAATCCACTAGTGCATAGTGCGTTATCAAGTATAACGATGATGTTCTTACCCTCAAGATTCTTACCAACGAATGCGATGTTTTCGAAATAATCATTCGCTTCAATCCTTGGTTTGGATTCAATCAAATCATAGGTATTATCCTGTGATGTTCCTTCCTTACCAATCAATGCTGACTTGATCATATCCTTCTTAATCTCAACAAGATTGATTTCCATCGATGCTTTTTCACCCGTCTTAATGTTAAGACCCTTAACGGGAACTAACGCACCATCAACTTCGATTGTGTGCCTATCGGGTTCAATATTGAGTTTAGAACCTTTCTGTGTAGCACCAATACAAGATTCTGCAAAATTCCACTTACCGCCAGCGTACTTTAAACCCTTGTGGATAGTTCCAGCACCAAACATTATTGATTTAGGTGTATCCGCTGTTGTGCCTGTGTAACCTTCCTTCATTATTCATCTCTCCATTCTGTAACATTAAGATTAACTTGTAATCTATAAATACCTTCTTCATCAGTTCTGATTGGAACTGAACTAGCGTATGATACCGCTATACCCGAACCATTCGGCAATATATCGGTTTTACCGTATTTACCAAAATATGAACGTATCTTTTCTTTTTCGGTTTCTAAACTAATCATTGAAGTTGTACTAGTTCCCGTTAGAATAAATACGCTCTGAAGTTTACCATCTTCATCCATTGTTTCAGATTCGATATATTCGCCAACCCAAAAGTTGTTGTTTAAATCTTTACTCCAATAGAGATGTTGATATAATATTCGGATTTTTTCCATACACCGATTAATATATCCTAGTGCATCACCCGTCATTTTAAATCTCCAAAAGCCTTTTCAGCCATCCTCTGAATCTTATTTTTCATGCTCACATAAGCTTTATGAAAGGCTCTACTAGGTTTTTTACCCCTCGTTTTATGCCATTGTCCGTGAGAATCCTTATACATCCACGGGGATTTTCTGCCATTACCCTTAACCGCATACATACCCGTTCCGAATTCTTCCCATATAGCGTTTTCGAGATTAGAACCAATCGAGCATTCAAGACCACTCTCATCGGTCACGTGTTGCCATGAACCTTTAGTCTGACCTGTATCAACTCTACTGTTACGTTTAACTTGTGATTCAAGTTCGCCCCCAGCTTCTTCAAGAAACGATATCGCTGTATCCTTCATGGCATCTTTAACCTTGAATGAATAATCTTCAAACTTACATGACACTGTGCAAATCTCCTATATACTTCAAATAAACTTCAATATGTTGATGTAACCCCATAGGGTCATCAACTAGTAGTATTTGAAAATCCCCATAACCAGTTACACCACATTTCGTTACCGCAGTATTGAACATCCACGCATTATCAGCATAATCACATATGAACACGTGTGTTGATTCTTCAACCTTTGCATGGAACTTTGATAAATCAGCCGAACCGCTAATGTAATCAAGGAAACCCATGATTTTTTCGCCCTCTGAATTGGATGGTTCAACCTCTCCTATTTCGTTCTTATCGTGACTCAGCTTGTTGTAAACGGTTAATTCAACATTCCCACCAATCATTTAAAACCTCGCTTTCATATATGGTTTTAAGAAACCAAGCAACGATACGGGATAACCCATTATTTGATTCTCCTTGTCGAGGTCAAAATATGTAACCGAATGACGGGATAATGTTTCCGACTTGATACCAATCTTAGAACGATTGTTCATCTCCCACGCCATTAAGTTAATTACACCTTGTTTAATTGAAGCGGGATATTCCACCTTCGTGACAACGTTATGATTTACACTAAAAATAGACTTATCAATGATTGTTTTACCATCACTAATTGTATTGACGGTGTACAATCCATCGTTCACTGCGGAATTAGTAATTTGAACGGTGTCACCTTCTTTGATAAAAGGTGACGAACCGTTCAATGTATAATCCTCGCTAGATGCTATAAATCTGATGTTCCTATTTTGGAAATTATTATTAGTGTATTTGCGAATCAACTGCTCAATACTATCGAGTTTCATTTGTAAACTATCAGTATTAACGTTTGGATATAGTCTTGTCATTTCGTCAATAGAAACTATCATGATTTAACCTCTACTTGTCTTTGAACTGTGCAACAACTACCTTTGACTGATTAGTGATTGCTACCGTGTAAATCTCATCTGCTGAAATATCAGTCTTTCTAGCTAGTGACCTTCTTTCAGTTTCAACGTTCACATCACGCTTCATGAAGATTGTAACTGCTGGTGCTTCGTCCTCTGATTCCTTATCCTCAGTAACCTTCAGAATAGGGCAATTATATATACCACCAACAGCCTTAATCTTTCTTGAAGGTACGATTCTAGCACTTCCAATCATGCCGATTTCACCACGCATCATTACCTCGTTGTTGTACTTGTCAGCAGAAATGAAATCTTTATCAAGTCTAAGCTGTGTAATCTGCTTAGGCGATACGAACATTACTTTGTCGCTAATTACTTCCTCATCGAATAGGTCGATAGCATTAACGATGCTTGCGTAACCGATGATCGCAGTCGCACCAGCTGTATATTTTAGCTGTGCGCCCTTTGCACACTCAATTACATCAGCATCAACCTTAGATGCTATGGACTTGCCAAGCTGTGATGTTCCCTCTCCTACGGGGTTACCGTACCCCGATAGAATAGCTTCATCAGTTAGCTCTATAGCCTTCATAACCTTCTTAACCTTCGCTGTTGTGGTTGTAGCGGTTAGAATAGTAGTTCCACACTCTACACCCTCAGCCACATCTTCAGCATCTCCGATGTACTCAAATGTTGGAATAGTGATAGTATCTCCAGCATTTGCAACTAGAGTATCATCTACCTTTGCAAATGGTGTAGCTACAATCTTCTGTTTTACCTTTGCGGTTACCGCATCAGCCATAACCTGTGGATTAACTAGGTTCTGAATCTTTGTTGTTCCTGTTGCCATAATTATTTACCTTCCTTTACTTCGTCATCTCGTCATACAACTCTTTGTTGTTTTCAAATAGCTCTAACCTCTTAGCATATGACAGCTTATCGAATTCCTCTTTAGTCATTGAACCCCCTTTATCACCATCATTATCGGGTAGTTTCTTAACATCCGTTTTCTGATTCGTGCTTGATTCAAACTGATTAGGGTACTGTGTTTTGAGTTCTCCGAGCATATCGGATAATCCAGCAACCTCACCGTTTTCATCAAGTTTCAGTTCTCCCTTTTCCTTCAGCTTGTACGTGAGATAGTCGATATCCCCAGCCTTCGCATCGAGTAGGGCAACTTTTATAGCCGATTCAACTTTTGTTTGTTCGAGTTCCTTCTGTAATCCCTCGATTGTTGATTCAAACGTGGTGATTTTACTCTGTAATTCAGAGTTATCTGTGGTATCCTTCTTTAAATCTTCGATAAGCTTGTTAGCTTCCTTTAGCTTCTGAGCGTTACCATCATAATCACCCTTTAGTTTGTTGTAGCGAATATCAAGGTTTTCTTCACTCGTGGTGAATATCTTGTTCGCTTTCATCTCTGATTCAATTGTCTGAATCTGTTCATCACTCAGTTCGAGCGATTTCAAAATCTCTGATAGTGTCATAGCTTTAAATCCTTTCACTTTACAATTTTTACGTGTTACGTCACGTTAATGCGGATAGATATTTTACGTGTTCCCACACGAATTTTTATATACAAAAAGAACGCTCTTTCGAGCGTTCCCGTTGCCTAAATTAATTATTT